CTTTAAAATTTCCCCGGAGGGCATTTTTAGGGAGCCTTTTCAGCTGTTCCAGTGTTTACAAGGGTCTATAACTCATGATATTTGACAACGGTTTCTGTGGGATCGGCTCAAAATTAGTTCTCCTTTCGTTGAGTAGCATTGTCATGATTTGTAGGTCCTTTTAAATACTGGAAAAGTATGTGAGAACTATCACAGAAATAACGAACAACTAAATGGAAGGAGGCATCAACTTTGAGGAAAGCAAAGCAATCCGAGTCTTCTAGGATGATGCGTCCAGCATTAACGCCAGAAGCGAGAGAAAATCAGCTTGTTTCATTGGCGGTTGACTTGGCTGAAAAGCAGTTACGAGAGGGAACAGCCTCGTCGCAGGTGATTACTCACTATTTGAAGCTCGGTTCAACGAAAGAAAGAATTGAAAAAGAGATTTTGGAAAAACAGAAGGAACTGATAGAGGCGAAGACTCAGAATCTGAAATCCATTGAAAATTCGGAAAAGCTGTATGCTGATGCATTAAAGGCATTTCGTGGTTATAGCGGTCATGGAGATGAGGTGGATGATGCTTAAATGTTATTCAGAACTCTTGCGACTTACAACCTTTAAGGAACGATACGAGTATCTTCGTTTGGATGGAGTGGTTGGTGAAGAGACATTCGGATTTGATAGGTATCTTAATCAGATATTTTACAATTCTCAAGAATGGAAGGACATTCGGAGAAAAATTATTATTCGTGATAATGGATGTGATCTCGGATTGGATGGTTATGAGATTCGTGGAAAGATTCTTATTCATCATATGAACCCAATAAGGCAGCAGGACATATTGTTGCGGACTGATTTGGTTCTGAATCCAGAGTATCTGATCGCAACAACTTTATCGACCCACAATGCTATACATTATGGAGATGAGAAACTACTTTTAACAGTTCCAAATGAACGACGAAAAAATGATACATGCCCATGGAGGCATTAGGAGGAAAATTATGGAAGGAAACAAGAAGCCACTTATTGGTGTAGTGGTAAATTGTACGAATTTGAACATTCGCAAAGATCCGACGCAGGCATCAAGATCATTAGGCATTATCGGTTCGGATACAGTTGTAACGGTTTGTGATGAAGAGTCTGTTTCTGGTTTTTATAAAGTTAAGACCGGAGACGGTATCATTGGGTATTGTATGAGCGAGTTTATAAAACTCTGTTAGATGGAGGTGCGATCATGAATATTACAGATAGTGTACTGACATCAATCAAGAAATTACTCGGAATCGCAGAGGAGTATGAACATTTCGATGCGGATTTGATCATGCACATCAATTCTGTGTTCTCGATTCTTACACAGCTTGGTGTCGGCCCATCCAAAGGTTTCATGATCGAAGATAAGAATGCAACATGGAAAGATTTCATTTCTGATGAATCCAAATACATGCTTGTCAAATCTTATATGCATTTGAAGGTTAAACTTCTTTTCGATCCGCCGCTTAGTTCGGCCGTGTTGGAGTGTTACAAAACACAAATCAGCGAGTACGAATGGCGTTTAAATGTTGCTGCGGAAAACGATGACACCGATCCAGATGAGCCTGAGCATTATTCCGGATCATATGAAGTTACACCAAAGGCGCATCGGACTCAAACTTTGGATACGTCTGGAAAAGTGCTTAGTGAAGACCTTGTGATTCATGAAGTTCCGTATTATCAGACATCCAATGCCAGTGGAGGTGTTGCCAGTTACATCGCAAAGGAGGGAGATTCAAAATGAATAACGCCTATTTAGCACACCATGGAATTCTTGGAATGAAATGGGGAGTTCGAAGATCGGAGGCACAGCTTGCCCGAGCCAGGGGACACTCTTCCAAGCCCTCAGACGATAAGAATGAGGTAGCAGCACGTAAGGTTGCTGTTAAGAATCGGCGAACAATGTCCGATTCTGATCTTAAGAAAAGAATTGAGAGACTTAAATTAGAACGCGAGTTTAAGAATCTTACAGAAGATGACATCGCACCTGGCAGAAAGTATGTGTCAGAAATTCTTTCTGCATCCGGAAAGAAAGCGTTGACTATGGCTGCGGCCGGAGCAATGACTTATGCCGTCAAGACTGCAATGACAAAGGAATTCAATCTTAAAGAGGCTGCACAGTACATTGCTGCAAACCCGAATAAGAAGAAGTAGGAGAAGAAAATAATGGCATTATCGAACACTGCCGTCCCGAAATACTACGGCATGTTTCGTGATGCCGTAATTCGTGGCGAAATTCCGGTATGTCGAGAAATCGAGATGGAGATGAACCGAATCGATGATCTCATTGCGAATCCGGGAATTTATTATGATGACCAAGCAGTAGAGGGCTTTATCGGCTATTGCGAAAATGAGCTTACTTTAACTGACGGTTCAGATTTGAAACTGCTTGACACATTTAAAGTTTGGGCTGAGCAGATTTTCGGCTGGTACTATTTTGTTGAGAGAAGTGTATACGAACCTTATGAAGATGGTCATGGCGGACATTACGTCACCAAGTCTATCCGAAAAAGGTTAGTTAATAAGCAATATCTCATAGTGGCCAGAGGTGCCGCAAAGTCAATGTATGGTTCATGCTTGCAGAATTTCTTCTTAAATGTTGACGTCACAACGACACATCAGATAACCACAGCTCCGACGATGAAGCAGGCAGAAGAGGTGTTGTCACCGATTCGAACCGCTATTACCAGATCAAGAGGACCTTTCTATAAGTTCCTCACAGAAGGATCGTTGCAGAACACGACTGGATCAAAGGCGAATCGAATGAAATTGGCATCCACTAAGAAAGGAATTGAGAACTTCCTTACTGGATCGCTTCTTGAAATTCGTCCAATGCGAATCGACAAACTTCAGGGACTTCAGCTTAAAGTGGCGACGGTTGACGAGTGGCTTTCTGGTGATATTCGAGAAGATGTAATCGGAGCAATCGAACAGGGTGCATCGAAGGTCAACGACTACCTTATCGTTGCGATCAGTTCAGAGGGTACTGTCCGTAACGGTGCTGGCGATACAATCAAAATGGAATTGATGGACATTCTAAAAGGGGATTATATCAATCCGCACGTATCGATCTGGTGGTATAAGCTAGATTCTATTGATGAGGTTGCCGATCCGGATAAATGGTTGAAAGCAAATCCGAACCTTGGAAAGACTGTTTCTTATGAAACCTATCAGCTGGACGTTGAGAGAGCAGAAAAGGCTCCGGCAGCTCGAAACGATATTTTGGCTAAGCGCTTCGGACTTCCTATGGAGGGATATACATATTACTTTACATATGAAGAAACTCTCCCACATCGCCATCGAGATTATTGGCAGATGCCATGTTCTTTGGGAGCTGATCTATCACAAGGCGACGATTTCTGTGCATTCACATTTTTATTCCCATTGTCGAACGGATCGTTCGGCATCAAAACCAGAAACTACATTTCCTCATCGACTCTGATGAAACTCCCAGCAGCAATGAGAATTAAATACGATCAGTTTATGAAAGAGGGAAGTCTTATTGTGTTGGAAGGAACGGTTCTTGACATGATGGAAGTATATGAGGATTTGGATAACCACATTATTGAATGCGGTTACGATGTACGATGCTTTGGTTATGATCCATACAATGCAAAGGAATTTGTTGAACGTTGGGCGAGTGAAAATGGACCATTCGGAATAGAAAAAGTTATCCAGGGTGCAAAGACAGAATCTGTCCCACTTGGCGAATTGAAGAAACTTTCAGAAGAGCGAATGCTCCTATTTGATGAGGATTTGATGACATTTGCTATGGGAAACTGCATTACCTTGGAAGATACTAACGGGAACCGTAAATTGCTGAAAAAGCGGTATGAACAAAAAATTGATTCCGTTGCAGCAATGATGGATGCGTATATCGCTTACAAGGCAAATCGGGAAGCATTTGAGTAAAAAGAAAGGAGAGTAATGGATAAATACTTAGCGCATCACGGTGTTCTTGGTATGAAATGGGGAGTGCGACGGTATGAGAATTATAATGGAACTCTTACTGCCGCTGGAAAGAAACGATATGGTTCGGATGTTGAGAGTGCGGTTCAGAAACAGAAAGCAGCGAAGAATACTGTTCAGAAAGCTTCTAAACGGTATGCTAAAACATACTCTGCAAAGGATGCTGCTGAACTTCAAAAAGCCAATGCTAAATTGAGTTGGGCAAATAGGCAAGTGAAAAATGAAAAAATTAAAGAGAAGCTTGACTCGGAAACATCCAAAAGTAAACACCGACAGAAACTGGAAGACGAATATGTTAAGAAAGGAATGACACAAGAGGAAGCCGCCATTGCCGCTTATAAGCGAGACCGAACCGAGAAGGCCGTCACCGCTGTGGCCGGTCTTACGATAGCAGCCGCGACAGCTTACGTTGCCTACAAACATTACGATAAAAATGTCGATAAGGTTATTAAGGCTGGAAAAGAATTACAAAACATTTCAAACAACAGCAATCGAGGTGTATCCGATGCTTTTTACTTTAGTATGACGGGTATGGATAATGCTAAGTATAGGGGTCTATATGGTGATACGTTGTCAGCTAGAGGAAAAGTGTATGAGACTAAAATAGGAGTGAATAAAAGTATTAAGGTTGCTTCTGAAAAATCAGCAGTGAATGCTCTTTCTGAATTAGTTAAAGAGGATAAGAGCTATGCCAAAAATTTAGAAACACACTTATTAAATTCGCAGAACCGGTACGGCTTGAAAAAGCAGAACGACACTATTGCTAAAGGGCTGGACTCTCTCCAAAAAGGGAAGATAGACGATAAAGTTTATAAGGCTTTAAATCTTTCATTAGTTGATCATAATTTGCCGACATCGTCAGAGGTCAACAAGGGATTTTATGAAAAATTGAAGTCTAAAGGATATGGTGCTATACTTGATGTAAACGATAAAGAACTCAGCGGTTTTAGATCAAGCAAACCTATGATCGGTTTTGATGTGGGTTCTAATGTAAGCGTGAATCGAGTGAAAGAACTTGGCGAAACGGAGATTAAGCGTAGTAAAAACATTGCTATGGCAGATCTTACAGTAAAAACATATGCACCTGCTGGTGCTGGGTATTTGGCGTCCATGGGACTTGTACGTGCTGCTGGACAACAGAAGACGCAGCGTGACGAGAGAAAGATTATTCAGGAATATCGGAAAGAGCATTCGGACTCCAAATTATCAGACACTCAAATCCTGAACAATTACTATAAATATTAGGAGGGTAAAGCATGAAAAAGAAGACGTACCATATGCTTAGAAGAATTCCTTTCGGAAAACTGGCATTATTCATTACCGGAAATACAGAAATAAAAATCTGTAGCCAGATGATGGCTGACGGGTTATACGAGCCGATTCGGAAATACGCGAAATTGCATCCGGACACGGTTATCACAGAGAAGTTAGCAAAAAAGATCCTTTCAAAAGGTTAAACAGTGTTCTTTAGAGACTGCGTTGGTGCGGTCTCTTTTTTTTGTGCCCATCTTTAGGAGGTGAGAATTCAAAATGGATTTATCATTAAGTTCCAGGTTTAAAAATGCCTGGAATGCTTTTCGGAATAGAGCTCCCACCATGATGTCTCAGGACATTGGTTCTGGTTATTCGTATCGTCCCGATCGTTTTCGACTTACCAGAGGAAACGAAAGATCGATAGTCACATCCGTATACAATAGAATCGCTTTAGACGTAGCCGCCATCAACGTTCAGCACGTTCAGTTGGACGATGAAGGGCGGTTTTTAAATGTTATAAAAAGCGGTTTAAACGAATGTTTGTCGTTGGAAGCCAATCTTGATCAGACTGGTAGGGCATTTATCCAGGATATTGTTATGTCCATGATGGATGAGGGATGCGTGGCGATTGTTCCTGTAGATACAGACGACGATCCAGATGACACAAAAGGGTATCAGATTCTTTCGATGCGAGTTGGTCGAATTCGTGACTGGTACCCTCGTCACGTCCGTGTTGAAGTATACAACGAAAATACTGGGCGAAAACAAGAAATCGTTGTTCCGAAAGATACGGTTGCTATCGTGGAAAATCCACTGTATGCGGTAATTAACGAACCAAATTCAACAATGCAGAGGCTTATTCGAAAATTGAATTTGCTAGATGCTGTCGATGAACAGAGTAGCTCAGGCAAGTTGGATTTAATCATTCAGCTCCCTTATGTAATTAAATCAGAGGCAAGGCGTCAGCAGGCAGAGAAGCGGCGTAAAGATATCGAGCAGCAGTTGTCCGGTTCTAAGTATGGTATTGCTTATACTGATGGAACAGAGCGAATCACACAGTTGAATCGTTCGTTGGAAAACAATCTAATGAAGCAGATTGAATACTTAACGAGTATGCTTTACAGCCAGTTAGGAATCACTCAGAGCATCTTAGATGGTACCGCAGACGAGAAGACTATGCTGAACTATTACAATCGGACAATCGAACCGATCATTTCGGCAATCGTTGATGAAATGAAGAGAAAATTCTTAACAAAGACTGCCAGGTCCCAGAACAAGTCAATTATGTTCTTTAGAGATCCGTTCAAGCTTGTGCCGGTAGCTGATCTTGCTGAAATTTCTGATAAGCTTACCAGAAATGAAATTGCTACATCAAACGAAATCAGACAGGTAATTGGTTGGAAGCCATCTGCTGATCCTAAGGCTGATGAATTGAGAAACAGCAATTTAAGTGCGCCTGGTGGCGGTTCCATAACAGATGCTACGAGTGGTGATGGAACAGAATCCAGCGATACCAGTGATTACGATGCTCTGGTTGATGAAGTTCTTGACAGTATTTCTGCACAGATCGATGACATTGTCGGCAATTATACAGCTGGCGATGATAAGGAGGGAGATGATTCTTAATGGATGAACCTAAAGTTGCGGTTCTTAGACATTATGCATCGCCCTATTACGATCTTCAGAAAGCGCATGAATACTATATGCGTACCAGAGAGTTAAAAGGCCGTTCTACCACATCACTGAACGATGATGGAAAGAAGATTTGGTCTTATACAAAAAATAATATCAAATCTGAAAAGGCTGCAAAGGTCAAAGAAGAGCAGGAAAAGCGAGATCAGAAGATTACGGAACTTCGTGAAAAAGCAGAGGCAACGAAGGAACAGATATCTTCTCGTTTGAAAGAGCTGAATGAGGCTTTAACCCAAAATGCTTCCGATAGGAAGAAAAGCATCGATACTGATAAAGATTCTGATTTGGAAGAAATTGAAAAGGAATCATCTAGCGAGAAGGAACGAATCGATAATAAAAAGAATGCCGAAATAGAGCGTTTGATGGCAATAGAAATTCCATCAGGATTATCCAAGGCTGAGAGATCTAAGCGGGTTGCTGAAAGAACCGCAAAGATTGCAAAGCTTAGAAACGATGCGAAATCTGACAAAGCAAAAATCAGTAGCGATGCCAAAACGGACAAGGCCAGTGTTAGAACAGATGCGACTAATCAGAAGGCGAAGGTGTCGTCCGATACCAAGGAAGAAAAAGCTGAGAATCAAGCCAATGCGAAAAGCGAAAGAGCAAAAGTTAGCTCCGAGCTTAAAGCAGCAGTCAAATCTGTTAGAGAAGCTTATAAAGCGGCAAAAGCTGATCTCGATTCTTCATATGAACAAACGTATCAGGATGAATTCGATAAGATTCAGTCAGAGTACAAGAAGGTCAAGAAATCAAAGAAAAAGTCTTCCAGCTCATCAAAGAAGACATCGCATCCGTTATCGTACTATATCAGAAAATAGGAGGAAAATCAAAATGAAGTATGACTTTGGTGGCTGGGCCACTAGAAATGATCTTCTGTGTGCCGATGGAAGAGTCATTAAAAAAGACGCTTTCAAAGGGCAGAACGGGCAGACTGTCCCGTTAGTATGGATGCATAATCATGCTGATCCGGAGAACGTGCTTGGATTAGCTCATCTCGAAAATAGAGATGAAGGAGTTTATGCGTTCTGCGAATTTAACGATACAGAATCAGGAAAGACTGCACGGGAACTTGTAAAACATGGCGATGTACAGTCTCTTTCTATCTTTGCCAATCAGCTTAAACAGGCTGGTCACGACGTAGTTCATGGCATTATTAGAGAGGTAAGCCTGGTATTAGCCGGAGCCAATCCTGGAGCATTTATCGATGATGTGGTAATGCACGGGGATGGAGAAACAGGCATTATCCTTGGCTATGATGAAATGATTATGGGTCATCTGGAGCATTCCGATGACGAGGAGAAAAAAGAAGATCCGCCGAAATCAGAAGATGATAAAAATGGCGAAACAGTAGGGGACGTGTTAAAAACCCTCACCGATAAACAGTACACTGCTGTATGTGCTGTAGTAGGCCAGATCATCGAAGATGCAAAAAATGATGGCGATGAAACCAAAAAAGATGAATCTAAAGGAGGAGATGACAATATGAAACACAACGTTTTTGACACCGACAAGCGCGATGATAAGAACTTTCTGTCTCACGCAGATCAGGAGGAAATCCTTAAGCTGGCAAAGACCAGCCAGGTGGGAACATTCCAGACGGCGCTGGAGATCTATGCTAATGAGAATGCACTTCAGCATGACGCCCTTGCGAGCGGATTTGCTCAGACTGGAGATAGCAATGTAACACTTCTGTTCCCGGAATACAAGGATGTACGTCCTGGCGCACCGGAGCTGATTACTAACGACCAGGGTTGGACCACAACCGTAATGAACAAAGTTCATAAGAGCCCGATTTCCAGAATCAGAACCAGTCAGGTAGACATCCGTAACATCGATGCTCTTAAGGCTAAAGGCTATACTAAGGGAAAACAGAAGAAGCAGACTGGCAACTTCAAGCTGGTTCGCAGAACTACCGACCCTCAGACTGTGTACGTAAAGAGTGCGCTGCATAGAGATGATATCATCGACATCACCGATTTCGACTACGTGGCATACCTGTACAACATCGACCGCCTGATGCTCAATGAAGAGCTGGCAACCGCAATCATGCTGGGTGATGGCAGAGACGACGGGGATGAAGGCAAGATTTCTCCGGATCACATCAGACCGATTTGGCTGGATGATGATCTGTACACCATTCACGTTGATCTCGATGTAGCAGCTGCTAAGAAAGAACTTCAGGGAACCAATACCGCGGCTAACTTTGGTGAGAACTACATCATCGCAGAGGCCATGATCAATACCGTTCTGTATGCAAGAGAGGATTATAAGGGCACCGGTACCCCGGATCTGTTCATTACTCCTCATATGCTGAATCAGATGCTCCTGGCAAGAGACATCAACGGAAGACGTGTTTACTCTTCCAAGACCGAACTTGCCACTGCACTGAATGTTGGCAGTATCAATACTGCGGAGCAGTTTGAGGGTAAGACCAGAACCACTTCCGACAGCAAAAAGAAGAAGCTGGTTGCCATTATCGCAAATCTGGCTGATTACTCCCTCGGTGCAACCAAGGGTGGAGAGGTTACTCACTTCACTCAGTTCGATATCGACTTCAACCAGGAGAAATCCCTGCTTGAGACCAGATGCTCTGGTGCTCTTACTCGTGTATACTCTGCAATCGCAATCGAAGAGGATGTAACAACTGCTTCTTCCGGTTCCGAGGATCACACAGCCTAAAGTCTTAAAGGAGAAATTTCAAAATGAGTAAATTTTACGGAGCAATCGGCTATTCCGTAACAGAGGAAATTCGACCTGGTGTCTGGGGAGAGAAGATTACAGTTCGTGACTACTACGGAGACGTTATTCGGAATACTCGACAGTATCAGAGTTCGGATAACCTCAACGACAATCTCAATGTGTCGAATGAGTTCAGCATCGTAGCCGATCCGTTTGCTTATGCGAATTTTCATTCGATGAGATTTATCGAGTATATGGGGGGTAAATGGAAAATTTCAAATGTTGAAGTTCAGTATCCCCGTTTAATATTGACCGTTGGAGGTGTTTACAATGAGCAGACGACTGAAACTGCATAATGCTTTATGCGACATCCTCTCGTGTCCAAACAAAGGACCAGAGTGTCGTGCTTATTTTCAACCACCGCCATCGGTAAAAATGAAATACCCCGCCATCGTTTACGCTCTCGACGATATTGAGAATACGTTTGCGAATGACGGGGTTTATTTGTCTGCGAGAAAGTATTCGGTAACAGTTATTGACAGCGATCCGGATAGTTCTCTCGTTGGCAAGGTGGCATCTATGCCGACAAGCCGATTCAATCGGCATTACCCGAAAGACAACTTAAATCACGATGTCTTTGAAATATTCTTTTAAGGAGGACAAATTCTATGAAAAAGAAACTCGTTTGGGACAAGACTGGCGAGCGCCTGTATGAGACCGGTGTCAGTCAGGGCGTCCTTTACCCGATTCAGACCGGCGGCGTATATAACTCTGGTACCGCATGGAACGGTCTTAGTACCGTAACAGAAAGCCCGTCTGGAGCAGAACCTACTGCAATTTATGCAGACAACATCAAGTATCTGAACCTTATGTCCGCAGAGGAATTTGGCGGCACAATCGAAGCTTATATGGCACCGGATGAGTTCGCAGAGTGCGACGGTTCCAAAGAGATTGCTCCTGGAGTGTTTGCGGGACAGCAGAACCGTAAGATGTTCGGCTTATCTTACAAGACGCTTCTCGGTAACGATGTTGATTCCAATGATTACGGCTATAAGCTTCATCTCGTTTATGGTTGCTTGGCTTCTCCTTCCGAGAAGGGTTATTCCACTGTAAATGACAGTCCGGAAGCTATTACCTTATCCTGGGAGTTCAGCACCACACCAGTCGAGATTGCAACCTTAATCGATGGAAAGAAGTTGAAGCCCACTTCCATTCTCACCTTCGATTCTACCAAGGTCGATGCTAAGAAACTGGCTGCTCTTGAAGAGATCCTGTATGGTAAAGATCCTTCTTCCGCCGAAGCAGATGATGGTGTTGAACCGAGACTTCCGCTTCCGGATGAAGTAATTAAGATTATGACCGCAGAAGGCTAATCAGAAATAATACACACCACAGATGGAGTCGTATTCAGGAAAGCTGGCGACTCCTTTTTTTTATTCGAAAGGAGAACAAAACTATGTATGCAGTAACAAAGACTTATAAAGATTTTAACGGTGTTGAGCGCACCGAAACAAAGCTCTTCAACCTTACCGAAACAGAGGTTATGGAGATGGAACTGGGCACAGCTGGTGGAGTTGCTGAGATGCTTCAGCGCATCGTAGATGCAAAAGATCAGCCGACCATTATCAAGTTCTTTAAGGAATTTATCTTAAAGGCATACGGAGAGAAGAGTGCTGACGGTACATATTTCGAGAAGTCTGAAGAGATTTCCAGAAAGTTTGCCTGCACTCAGTTCTACAATCTTCTGTTTATGGAACTGGCTACAGATGACAGCAAAGCCGCCGAATTCGTAAACCATGTAATTCCGAAAGTTGTAGATATCAAGAAGCATTCGGAAAATCCGGAGATTGCTCCTGTGGTTGCCACCATGAACTAAAGAGGTGAGATCGAATGCTTGAACTTACGATACCAAGAACTGATCTGTGGGATGAGCGGAATCAGCGATTTATCCCTGTAAAGGAACAGAAGTTGCGTTTGGAGCATTCGCTCGTTTCACTTTCAAAATGGGAAAGTAAATGGTGCAAAGTCTTCTTATCTAAAGAGCAGAAGACAATTGAAGAAACCATTGATTATATACGCTGTATGACACTAACACAGAATGTTGACCCGCTGGTCTATCAATGCATTACCAATTCTCACATTGATGCGGTAAATGCCTATATTGAAGCGCCTATGACGGCTTCGACTGTTAAGGAAGAAAAAGGTGGTCCGATAAACAGGCAGCAGATAACCAGTGAACTTATCTATTACTGGATGACTGCATATCATATTCCATTTGAGTGTCAGAAATGGCATTTGAATCGTTTGTTAATGCTTATCCGGATTTGCAATGCGGAAAATAAGCCCCCGAAGAAGAGAAGCAAACGAGATTTATACAGACATCATGCGGAAGTAAATGCCGCAAACAGAAAGAAATTTAATTCGAAAGGATAGTGATAAAAATGGCGAAATCAAGACAGGCCGTTGTTAATCTTGTCAAATCCTGGGATGGAAAGAAAGAATCGAACGGCTCACATAAAAGCATTATCGATTTATATAACGACTTCTTTGAGAAAATCTGCGCGGGCAAATTTCCTCGTGGCATTCGTATGCGCTATGACTGGGCTTGGTGCGCTTGCACCTGGTCTGCATTAGCGGCAGCTCTCCGATATGAGAGCATTATGCCTATGGAAATTTCCTGCTATTACCTCATCGAAGCAGCAAAGAAAATGGGATGTTGGCAGGAGAACGATGCTTATGTTCCGAGTCCTGGAGATGCGATTTTGTATGACTGGCAGGATAACGGAATCAGCGACAACACCGGCAATCCAGATCATGTCGGTACCGTAATCGAGGTACATAAGGAATCCGGTTACATGGTTATTGAAGAGGGCAACTACAGTAATGCGGTCAAGAAGAGAACCCTGTCTATTAACGGAAAATTTATCCGTGGCTTCATCACACCAAAGTACGACGACAATACAGTTGCCGCTCCTGGATTAAGCAAGGGCAAAGATATCAAAACTGTTGCTCATGAAGTGATTGTTGGACTGTGGGGAAGCGGTGAGAACCGTAAGAAACTGCTTACTGAGTATGGATACAGCTACTCAGAAGTTCAGAGCATGGTAAATCAGATTCTGAATGGATCGGCGGTAACCCCGTCAAATACCAAGCAGGATCAGAACCAGTCCATTTCAAAGAAAGTGGTAGCTACCTGTTCTGCTAAACAGTTTAACAAAGCCTATGCCGGCGAATACAAAACAACGGCGGTTCTTTATTGCCGTAATGATGCCGGAACAAATAAGAAGGCTCTTTGTAAAATTCCGGCTGGCACTAAGGTTAAGTGCTATGGCTACTACACAATGGCAAATGGAGTTAAGTGGCTGTACATCCAGTTTGTACTCGATGGTGTTCAGTACACAGGGTTCTCATCCAGTGCGTACTTAGCAAAGTAGGAGATTCATATGATCACGTTCAGACAAAAGGGTGATTTTTCTAAGCTGACTCGATTCTTAGAGAGAGCAAAAGAATCGGTTCGTCTCGGTGACCTCGATAAGTATGGTCGAGAGGGCGTAGCCGCCCTTGCGTCTGCAACGCCAGTTGATACAGGACTGACGGCGAATTCGTGGAATTACAAGATCGAACAGAAACAAGGTTCCGTATCGATCAGCTTTTACAACACAAATATTCAAAATGGAGTCCCTATTGCAGTTATTTTGCAGTACGGACATGCAACAAGAAACGGCGGCTGGGTACAGGGGCGAGACTACATCAATCCTGCTATCCAGCCTATTTTTGACAAAATTGCAGATGCGGCATGGAAGGAGGTTACTAAGTTATGAGTACAACCGTTGACGAACGTGTCGTCGAAATGCGGTTTGATAACAAACAGTTTGAACATAATATTCAGACCAGTTTATCAAGCCTCGATAAGTTGAAAAAGAGCCTTAACCTCGAAGGGGCAGCAAAAGGCTTAGAAACCGTAAACGATGCCGCAAATAAATGCAGTGGAAATATGTCACCGCTGAGTAATGCAGTTGAGACTGTAAGAGTGCGATTTTCTGCATTGGAAGTAATGGCAATTACCGCTTTACAGAATATTACCAATTCTGCACTTGCTGCTGGAAAAAAACTGGTCTCTGCTTTTACAATCGATCCGATTAAATCTGGTTTCGAGGAGTATGAGACCCAGATAAATGCTGTTCAGACAATTCTTGCGAATACCTCTTCAAAAGGAACTACTCTCGACCAAGTAAATAATGCGTTAGATGAATTAAACCATTATGCAGATATGACCATCTACAATTTTACGGAAATGACCCGTAACATTGGTACGTTTACTGCGGCTGGCGTGGATCTGGACACATCTGTAGCAGCCATTAAGGGTATTGCAAACCTTGCAGCCGTTTCGGGTTCCAATTCTCAACAGGCAAGTACCGCTATGTATCAGCTTTCACAGGCATTAGCGGCGGGAACAGTAAAATTACAGGACTGGAACTCAGTAGTAAACGCTGGTATGGGCGGTCAGGTATTCCAGGATGCGCTGAAAGAAACGGCTAAAGTTCATGGAATTGCCATTGATGAGATGATCAAAGATGAGGGCTCATTCAGAGAGACCCTTAGTAAAGGATGGCTTACCTCTGACATCTTGACTGAAACTTTGGCAAAATTTACAGGCGATCTCAACGAAGATCAGCTTCGAACCATGGGATACACCGATGATCAGATCAAATCCATCATGGAGATGGGTAAGACCGCGAATGATGCTGCGACAAAAGTAAAAACTTTTACCCAGTTATTCGACACATTGAAAGAGGCTGCCCAGTCCGGATGGACACAAAGCTGGGAAATTATCGTCGGCGACTTTGAAGAGGCGAAGGAATTACTTACGGAAGTGAGTGATACGTTCAGTGCCGTAATCAATGCTTCTGCCGATGCAAGAAATAAAATGCTTCAGGATTGGAAAGACCTTGGTGGTCGAACCATGATGATCGAAGCAGTAAAGAATGTTTTCGAGGGACTGGTTAGCGTTGCTAAGCCTGTTCGGGAGGCATTTAACGAAATCTTTCCGCCAATGACTGGAAAACAGTTAGCCGAAATCACAGAACGTATCCGTGATCTGACAGCAAAATTCAAAATGGGGGAAGAGAGTTCAAAGAATCTAAAGAATACGTTTAAGGGCGTATTTGCAGTGCTTGATATCGTCGGACAAGCTTTCAAAGCTGTTGCTGGTGGTGTCGGCGAATTGATTGGTCTTTTCTTACCGGCTGGAAACGGGGTGTTATCACTTACCGGAAGCTTCGGTGAGTATCTCGTTAAGCTTGATGAAACTGTAAAGAAGACAGATATCTTTGGTAAAGCAGTTTCGACTGTTGTTGATATCGTAAAGACAGTTATTACGTTTGTTAAAACTGCCGGAGAAAAAGTAAAAGAATTTGGAAAAGCCGCAGGGGAGAAGTTCGATTTCCCTGGATTTGAATTATTCCACTCATTCCTTGAACGAGTACATGATCGCATGGCTCAGATTGGTGATGGTGCTGGAAAAATGAAGAGCGGAGTCATTGTTGCTTTTAAGATGATGGGAGAAGCACTGGAAAAATGTAAATTTCTCAAAGTCATGGAAGCATTGTGGACAGCTGTAAAGGTAATTGCTGGCGGTATTGCCGATGCAGTCGGGACTATGATGGGAACACTTGCTGAGAAACTTGGAAATGCAGATTTCAGCGGAGTTCTTGACATTCTTAACAGCATTGCTGTCGGTGGAATTGCTTTATCAGTTTCTAAATTCTTAAAGAGTGTAACTGGAATTCTTGACGGGGTCAGAGGCTGCTTTGAGGCATATCAGACAAATCTTAAAGCTGGAACGCTACTTAAAATTGGAGCAGCAATCGCTTTGCTTGCAGGTTCTATCGTTGCAATTTCCCTGATCGATATTGATAAACTATCAGCTTCTCTTGGAGCAATTACTGTACTCTTTGCTAATTTACTTGGAGCGATGGCGATTTTCAATAAAATCAGTAGTGATACGGGAAAAGTATCTAAAGCATGTACCGCAATGATTGCTATGTCAGTTGCAGTATCCATTTTGGCAGGAGCTTTGAAGAAAGTTTCAGACCTTGATTGGGGTGAACTCGCAAGAGGGTTGGTTGGAATTGCTGGTCTTACGACTATTGTTGTTGCATCATCTAAAGCCATGGCAAGCAGTCAGAAGCAGGTTATGAAAGGCGCTACCAGCTTAATTATATTTGGAGCGGCTATCAAAATTCTGGCTTCAGCATGTGAGGATTTATCGAAATTACAGTGGGATGAACTCGGACGTGGATTAACAGGAGTAGGAGTATTATTTGCTGAGATTGCTGTATTCCTTAGAGTTGCAAAATTCAACGGGAAAATGATCAGCACTGCAACTGGAATCGTTATTCTGTCGGCAGCAATGAAGGTTTTGGCGTCCGCTTGCAAAGACTTTGGTCAGATGGAGTGGAGCGAGATTGGAAAAGGATTAGCTGGAATCGGTGGATTACTTGCCGAACTTGCTGTCTTTACGAATTTGGCTGGAAATGCGAAACATGTGATGTCTACTGGTGTAGCTCTAATCGCTATTGGTGCTGCAATGAAAATATTTGCTTCCGCTGTAAAAGATTTCGGACAGTTACAGTGGGATGAAATTGGTAGAGGTTTAACCGCCATGGGAGGCGCACTTGCTGAAGTGGCTATTGCAGTTAATCTGATGCCGAAGAATATGATCGGTATTGGAACGGGGCTTGTCATCGTCGGTGGAGCACTTGAAATCATTGCAAACTGTATGAGTAAATTTGGAGGTATGCAGTGGGAAGAGATCGGTAGAGGTCTTACTATCATGGGCGGGGCTTTAGCTGAGTTGGCTATCAGTCTCAATTTCATGAAAGGTACGATTGGTGGATCAGCAGCATTATTGGTTGCGTCCGGAGCCTTAGCTGTTCTTGCACCGGTACTCAGTATTTTGGGAGCATTATCGTGGGAAGCGATTGCGAAAGGACTTATTTCTATTGCAGGAGCATTTACGATTATCGGTGTAGCAGGCGCAGTTCTTACACCGTTGGTTCCGACTATTCTGGCGTTATCAGGAGCATTTGCGTTGATTGGTGTTGGGGTTCTTACAATCGGAGCAGGTTTACTTGCAGCCGGTACAGGTCTTTCAGCACTCGCTATCGGATTCACAGCGCTTGCAACTGCCGGAGCCGCTGGAGCAACAGCAATCGTAGCAGCACTGACGGTTATTGTTACTGGTATTGCTAGTTTAATTCCGGCTGTTCTTACAAAAGTCGGAGAAGGGCTCGTTGCAATCTGCAAAGTTATTGCTGCCGGAGCACCAGCCATTGGCGAAGCTGTAAAGGCAGTTGTTTTAACGCTGATCGATGTTCTCGTATCCTGCGTACCGCAGCTGGCAGACGGAGCTTTACGATTAGTGGTTGGTGTATTAGCCGCTTTGGTCACTTATACACCTCAAATTGTGGATTTAGCCTTCAAATTCCTTATCGGGATCTTAGAGGGTATTGCTAGTAATCTGCCGTCACTGATTAAAGCTGGAATCGATGTACTCGTAGCATTTTTCGCTGGAATCGTCGATGCGCTGAGTGGAATCGATACTGGAGCTTTACTGAAAGGAATTGCCGGAATCGGTTTGTTATCAGCTATTATGCTTGCTCTTAGTGCAACAGCAGCACTTGTTCCTGGAGCAATGGTTGGAATCCTTGGTATGGGTGCAGTTGTTGCTGAGATGGCGTTAGTGCTTGCGGCCGTCGGACTCTTATCGAAACTTCCAGGACTTTCTTGGCTTATCGGAGAAGGTGGAAAGCTTTTGCAGGGAATCGGAACGGCAATCGGTCAGTTCGTTGGTGGAATCGTCGGCGGATTTATGAGTGGTGTGTCGAGTCAGTTCCCGCAAATTGGAGCTGATTTATCCGCTTTTATGAATAATGTTCAGCCGTTCTTACAGGGAGCTAGTCAGATTCAGCCATCTATGATGGATGGAGTAAAGGCATTAGCCGAGACCGTGCTTATCCTGACAGCGGCTGATATTTTACAGGGATTAACTTCTTGGCTTACGGGCGGATCGTCCTTATCTAAGTTCGGAGAGGAACTTGTACCGTTTGGCGAAGCTATGAGAGATTTCTCGTTGGCTATCGGAAACATGGACGGAGAAATCGTGGCAAATGCTGCGACAGCCGGCAAAGCATTAGCTGAAATGGCAGCTACAATTCCAAACACAGGTGGATTAGTGTCTTTCTTCGCAGGAGAAAATGACATGACTGCCTTTGGAAAACAGCTTGTACCATTTGGCGAAGCTATGAGACAGTTCGGGGATGCAATTACTGGACTCGATGCAAATGCCGTTACAGAAGCGGCAATCGCCGGTAAGGCCATGGCGGAGATGGCAACAACCATTCCGAATTCGGGTGGTGTTGTAGGATTCTTTGCTGGCGAAAACGATATGGGCGAGTTCGGAAAACAGCTCGTACCATTCGGCGAAGCAATGAAAGCATTTGGCGATGCAGTTCGTGGGCTGGAAGCCGATGCAATCGTCAATTCTGCAACAGCAGGTAAGGCTTTGGTCGAGCTTGCTGATACAGTTCCGAATACCGGTGGCGTCGTAGCATTCTTTACCGGAAACAACGATGTTAATACTTTCGGCGAAAAGCTTGTACCATTTGGTGAGGCTATGAAGGCATATTCCGAAGCTATTATGGGTATGGATTCTGCGGCTGTTACGAATTCGGCAACAGCTGGTAAAGCTCTTGTAGAACTTGCCAATACAATCCAGAATACAGGAGGACTTGTAAGCTGGTTTACCGGCGACAACGATCTTGGCAGTTTCGGTGACAGTCTGGTTCAGTTTGGAAGTGGAATTAAGAGTTATTCAGATTCTATTTCTGGAATTGATACCGGAATCATGTCGAGCGTAATCACACAGGTAAATCGCCTTGTTGAGATGGCTAAGGGAATGGCTGAGTTGGATACGAGTGGTATGAGCGGTTTCAGTACAGCACTTACACAGCTTGGAAATAACGGAATCGACAGCTTTATTAACGCATTTACAGATGCGAGCGGAAGAGTGACATCAGCCGCAACATCTATGTTGACAACATTCATCAATGCTGCTAATGCGCAAAAGAGCAATATGACATCTACGTTTACGACCATGATGCAGGCTGTACTTACGACCCTTACAAACAAGCAAATCCAGTTCAATACGGCTGGCTCTACATTGATGACGAAATTCATCACCGGAATCAAATCTCAGGACGGAAATACCAAAACCGCAATTACCAATATTATTAGCGGTTGTGTTACTGCTATAAACAAGCAAATCCAGTTCAATACAGCTGGTTCAAACCTCATGATCAAGCTCATTGCCGGAATCAAATCGAAAGATTACGAGACTAGAAATGCGTTTGTAAACATTTTAAGTTCGTGCCTTACAGCTATTGCGAACAAGTATCCGAAATTTCAAAATGCAGGAATGCAGTGCATGATTAAGTTCATTGCCGGCATTAAGAAAAAAGCCGAAGAGGTAAAAACTGCCTTCACTGGAAATCTTAATGCTTCTGTAACGGCTATCCGGGACTACCATGAACAGTTTAAACAGGCTGGTGCTTACCTGGTAGAGGGCTTTGCCGATGGAATCAGTGCGAACACATATCGTGCAGAAGCGAAAGCCAGAGCAATGGCAAGGGCTGCGGCAGAAGCAGCAGAAGATGAACTAGACGAGCATTCACCTTCCAGAGTCGGATACCACATCGGTGACTTCTTTGGATTGGGGTTTGTCAATGCAATCGGAACCTATGCAGTAAAGGCATATAACGCAAGTGCGGACATGGCTAAATCAGCCAAAACAGGTCTTGGAAACGCAATCGCAAAGGTAAAGGACATGATCGACAACGGTGTTGATACTCAGCCTACGATTCGACCGATTCTGGATCTGTCAGACGTTGAGGAGAAGAGTCATCGACTGAATACACTGTTCAGTAGATCACAGGCATTGACAGTTAGCACAGGAATTGCAGCATCTCGTGGACAGGATCTTCAAAATGAAGATACCAATCCGAATACAGGAAACTCTTATAACTTTACACAGAATAACTATTCGCCTAAGGCACTGTCGAGAACAGAGATTTATCGGCAGACGAAGAATCAGTTCTCGGCGATGGAAAGGATGGTGGAAACTTGATTCGAGCAGTCACGTTTACAAACTATCTTGGCGATAGTATCCGACTTGATTTGGCGAGACCGGAGGAATCCGGTTTCATCATCAAGTCTGTAACTGGCTTGGGACCAGGAAAAGCGAACATCAATACGACAGAAATTGCTACAAACGATGGAAGCCTGTTCAATTCCTCAAGGATGCCAAGCCGAAACATTGTTATTTCTCTTGCGTATATGTGGAAGGATTCCATTGAAGACGTAAGACAGCTTTCATACAAGTATTTTCCTATTAAAAAGAAACTTACCATGCTTATCGAAACCGATAACAGGCAGGCGGAGATTGAAGGATACGTCGAATCAAACGATCCAACAATATTTAGTAAAGACGAGGGTTCGGATATCTCAATCGTGTGTCCGAATCCTTTCTTTTATTCTGCCGGAAAGGACGGACTCAATACGACCATCTTCTATGGCGTAGAGGCACTGTTTGAGTTTCCTTTCAGTAACGAATCTCTTCAGGACCCGTTGCTGGAAATGGGAGAAATCAAAAATGAAACAGAGCAGGTGGTTGCATATAATGGCGACGCTGAAATCGGTGTAACTATTACGATTCATGCAATTGGTGAAGTCAGCAATATCACAATCTATAATACCGGTACTCGTGAAGTGATGCGGATCGATACCGATAAATTGGAGAAATTCACTGGCTCTGGAATTATAGCAGGTGACGAAATTATCATCTGCACCGTAAAAGGAAACAAGTCGATTACGCTTCTTAGGAATGGAAAGACTACAAACATCTTGAACTGTCTGGATAAAAATGCAGATTGGTTCCAGCTTGCGAAGGGCGACAACATATTTGCTTATACAGCTGAGTACGGAAGTACAAACTTACAGTTTAAGATTGAGAACCGTATTGTCTACGAGGGGGTATAAGCACTATGGATGTGACGATTTTAAACACTGACCTGGATGCTGTCGCTATCGTGGATACGTACGAGTCGTTCATTTGGACCGATCGGTATTATGCCTATGGTGACTTTGAGCTGTATGAAGCAATGCGAGATGGTCTTCTTGATTATATCAAACAGGACTACTATTTGCAGAGCAAGGAATCTGAACATGTGATGATCGTAGAAAAAATTCAGATTACTTCCGATACCGAAGACGGTAACCATGTAACGGTTACTGGACGCTCATTAGAATCTATCCTCGATAGGCGAATCGTCTGGGGACAGAAGCTATTAAGCGGAAATCTTCAAAATGGAATTAAAACATTGCTCAATGAGAATGTAATTTCTCCGTCAGACAGTAATCGAAAAATTTCAAACTTTATTTTCAAAGAATCAACCGACTCGGCAATCACAAAGTTGAAACTGGAAGCTCAGTATACAGGCGATAATCTGTACGATGTCATTCAGAAAATTTGCGAGGAGCAAGGTATAGGTTTCAAGATTACTCTGAATGATGAAAAGCAGTTTGTCTTTGAGCTGTATGCCGGTTCCGACAGGTCATACGATCAGACAGAGAATCCATATGTTATATTCTCTCCGAAATTTGAGAATATCATCAACAGTAACTATATCGAATCTAAAGCTTCGTTGAAAACCGTGACTTTGGTTGGCGGAGAAGGCGAGGGTGCTGGACGAAGATACACTACAGTTGGCGGTGGTTCTGGTTTGAATCGTAGGGAACTGTTTACGGACGCTCGTGACATCTCTTCAAATGTTGGAAGCGATGACGCGTTGACCGACGCTGAGTATATGGCTCAGTTGCAGCAAAGAGGAAAAGAAAAACTTGCAGAAAATGTGAGCATTACCTCGTTTGAGGGAGAAACAGAAACAACCATCATGTTCCAGTATGGAAAAGATTTCTTTAACGGGGACATTGTACAGATTGCGAACGAATACGGACACGAGACAAAAGCTCGTATTCTTGAAATTGTTCGCTCAGAAGATAAGGACGGTTATTCCGTCTATCCGACTTTTAAGACTATAGAACAGGAAGGAGCGTGATGAAGAAGTGAGTGTAACATTTGGATTTTATAATTCAAAAGAAGGAGATCGGCGCTACGATGCTATTCAGATGTCCAGTATTTTCGATGGAATCATTCAGGACGGAATCTTGCAGCATGTCGGAACTGCAATGGTTGTAAAAGAATCGGAAGCAATGATTATCAACGTTGGTATCGGACGAGCCTGGTTCAATCACACTTGGACGCTGAATGACGCTCTGTTACCGTTAGTAGTTCCACAGTCCGAGATTCTGCTGAACCGATATGATGCCGTTGTACTTGAAGTGGATTCGAGAGAGGCCGTCAGAGCAAATGACATCA